TATTGATTTTCTTGGTAATCTTTTCCAAAATGGTGTTCAGTTCAATCCTGGTGGTGGTATTGGTATTGGATCAACAGCAGTTAATCCACACACAGGTATAATTGATCCTAGAATTGGAGTAGGATTTACTGATATTAATTTTGTTGGTGCTGGACTTAGTGTTACTGGATATGGTACTACACTTGTTGTTGATTTTAATAACCTTTCTTTATCAGTAGATGCTACAGTACCTTCTCTTCAACTTATAACTTCTGGTATTACTTTAGTTAAAAACACAAGTTATGCTGCTAACACAACATCATCATCTTACACGGTAAATCTACCTGCTAATAGGCAGACTGGTGATTTTGTTGAACTTCATGATGCCGAATCTAATTGGGACATAAATAATCTTATGGTTGCAACTCCAAATAATGAGCAGTTTAAAAATTATGAAGGCGTGATTGATTCTCCGTTAGCATGTGATGTCGCTGGTGCTGCTGTAAAATTAGTTTGGACTGATACTTACTGGAGGGTATTTGCATGACAATGTTTTTGAGCGAGAGTATTGACTCCTCCAAAGGAGGGGGTCTTTTAGTATCTCAGCAAAATAATTTTTATGTACATGCTTTGAGAAGAGATGCTGATGGTATGTTGCGATATACCAAGGTTAAAAGTACTGAATCTGGAGTAGTTGATGTTTCTCATAGACTTGATGGAACACAATATCCAGACTTTTTAGATGGTGTCGATTACGTAGATGAAACTACAGAAGAGAAGACTTATTTAAATCATACACAAGATAAATACCAACAGTTCCGATTTGATTTTAGGAGAACCTCCTATCATATTGATGACGATGGGTATTTAGTAGTAAAATTTGGTGATCATGATTATTCCGCAGGACCAAAATAGGAGATTAAAAAACAATGGCTGAATTTAGACTTGGGAGGCTAAAGTTTAATTGGAGAGGTAATTGGGCAATTAACACCGCTTATGTCATAGATGACATTATAAAGTTTGGTGCTAATACTTACGTATGTTCAGCAAATCATACTTCTACTACGAACGAAAATCTCTTTTATACTAACGATATAACTGCGAATTGGTCATTACATACTGAAGGTATCGCAAGTAAAGGTGAATGGGTATCGGGTGCTTACTATAAAATTAATGATGTAATTAAGTATGGTAATACACATTACAGAGTATTAGAAGGATTTTCTACAGGATCTTTTGATATTGCTTCTCTTGGTGGTAAGATAGAAGAATATTTACAATCATTTAATTATGAAGATACTTGGAGTTCTGCGACAGAGTATCAGACTGGTGACGTTGTAGCATATGGTGGATATACTTATGTTGCTACAAGTCAGCATACAAATAAGATACCATCTCTTAATCTAGCTGCTGATTGGGATATCCTAACAACAGGTTTTAGTGTTGTAGGATATTATGATACTGCTACTGATTACAATGCAGGTAACGTTGTACAATGGGGTGGAAATAGTTACGTTGCAATTTCAACTAGTACCAATGTTGTTCCAACAAATGATACTAAATGGAGTTTAGTTACTAAAGGATTTAATTGGAAAGGTGCATGGAGTAACTCCGTAACTTATCAATTAGGAGATGTTGTAAAGAGATTAAGTAATAGTTATATTGGTGTTGCTACTGCTGGTAGTACGAACCAAGATCCTTCAACGGATGCTATTGGTGCATATTGGGATGTTGTAGCAGAAGGTGCTGCTAATAATGTGATGACAACCGAGGGTGACTTGGTTTACTACACCACAGGTGCTTCAAGATTACCTGTAGGAACCAATGGTCAAACACTAACGGTAAGTTCATCTGGTGTACCTGGATGGGAAAATAATAGTGTTACTCACCCAGTTTACTATGTAACTGAAGAGGGTAATGATAATAATAGTGGAGAAAATATTAGTAGATCATTTGGTAGTCTTAAATATGCTTGTGGTATTGCTACTGGACCAGCAACAATATATGTAAAGGCTGGTACTTATGAAGAAGAATTACCAATTGTTGTACCTACTGAGGTTTCAATTGTTGGTGATAACTTAAGAACATCAAGAATCAAACCTAAATCTGGAAATGCTCACTATCAAGTTTTAACTTTAGCTAGTAGACCAGAACCACAATTCAGTGTAACTAATGCGACATATGATACTAATAGTGGTGATTTAGTATTAACAATTGGTACACATACACTTAATGTTAATGATAAGATCAAACTTGCTGAAGAATCTATAATATTCAGTTGTAACTATAATGGTGCTAGTGGTTCTGCTGCTCAAAAGGCATATCCAAGACAATCTGGATCTCCACAAACACCAAACGGTGCTGACTATGCTTATGATAAAGCATTACAAATATCAGCAATAACAAGTAATAGTATTACTATAAACGTAAACTCTAAGAAGGGAACCCCTATTAGTAATAGTAATACACATACATTTGTTTCTGCTACTGCTAATGGAGTCTCTAAGACTAATCCATATATTTCTTATGGTACTCATATTTCTAATGGTGCTGGCACAAAGACTGCAAGTATTCTTTATGCTGATTATCATGAAACAAATGTTCATATCAGACCAATCAGTGGTGGATTATGGACAACATCTGATACCTGGGAAAATCTTGGTAACGATATAGCAATTAATTCTATTGAATCTAGAACTAATGCTGAATCAACCATGTTCTTTATGAGTAACAAGACTATGTTGAAAGACCTTCTAATGGAAGGTATGACTGGTTTTGTTAAAGCAGGTGTTGCTGCTACTATAACAGGAGCTATTAATAATACTATTGTTAGTGGTACTGGTTTTTATCCAGACTTAGTTGGAACTACTGTATCAGGTACTGGTGTTGATGCTGGATCTAAAGTTATTAACTTTATTAGTGAGACATCAATTGAGGTTGATAAAACTCAAACTGTAAACTCTACTCCACTTACCTTTACAGCACAAGCATCTGATATTAACAATGCTCAAATTAAAGGAACATTCGTTTCAATGAATCCTGAGACTCCTATTGTTAAGTCTCCATATATTTCCAACTGTTCTTGTCAATCAACTGGAGGTGTTGGTGCGATTGTAGATGGTAATGTTCATAGGCAATTTTCTGATGATGGTCCTACTCCATCTAACAAATCAATTGTTATGGACTCCTTTACACAGATCCATGATAATGGTGTAGGATTCTGGATTACTAATAACGGTGCTGCTGAATTAGTTTCATCCTTCACTTACTATTGTCACATAAGTTATGCTGCTACTCGTGGTGGTAGGATAAGATCACTTGCTGGAAACAGTTCTTGGGGTAATTATGCGATTGTAAGTTCTGGATTCAACCAGCAAGAGAAGCATAGAGCAGGTCAAATTGAAGGATTAATCGTAGAATTTGATAAAGATACTAAGGTAATTGGCGGTGATGGTACTGATCCTAATGATTTCGCTGTTGGTGAAAGAATTAGGGGTAATACTTCAACTGCTCAAGGTTATATTAACTCTATTCAGGGTGGTAATAAGACTGAACTATTCTACTCATTAATTAGTGCTGGTCCTGCTGGTGTTGGTACTGGATTTGTTCCTGGTGAAACAGTAACAGGATTAACAAATGGTACTACAGCAACCTTAATCAATAATACTGATGCTAATAGAGGTCAGTCTGGTTTTGCGATGGTTTGTTCTGGATTAAGTACTTCACCAACTCTTACTGCTAACGGTAGTATAGAATTTGTTACTGGATCTGGTAATGGTGGATATAATAACACCACAATTACTGGTGCTGATGCATTTACATTCGTTATTGATGGTGTAAGTCAGACTGGTGCTGATGGTCGTGGTACTGTTAATATTGAAAGAGGGCAGTGGTCAACATCTGGTGCTGCTCATACTGGAGGAACCAAGGCATTTACACATTATCCAGTTCAAGATGGCGAAGCAACATTCTTGACTCCAGTTGCTTCTGGTGATACTACAATTAACGTTAATACTATTACTGGATTTGCTCCTGGCGAATATGCTTTAGGACCTGCTGCTAATGGTTTTGAGTTGTTGAAAGTTCAAAGCATTAACTCAGCAACACAGATGGTTGTAGCAAGAGCACAAGATGGTGCTGGTGTTGCTACTGCTTATAGTATTGGTGATAAGATTGTATCGATTGGAGCAACAACTAACCTTATTAATAGTGTTGAAGTTTGGAAGGACTTTACTCCATCTGACACTGAAATGAGATTGGTAACTCCTACTCCATTCATCAAGAATGATTATTATAAGGTTGATGATGAATTTATTAAGGCAACTGGAATATCAACTGATACAACTGGAATTACTGTTCTAACTCTCGTTGAACAAAAAGCTGCTAAAGCGTTTGATGAACAGAACATTAAGATTCGTTATCTCTATAGTCAGGCAAGACTAACTGGACATGACTTCTTACAAGTTGGTACAGGAGGAACATCAACAACTAACTGGCCTGATGTACCTTTGGTAGACCCAATTCAGTCAAATGAAATTACTGAAGGGTTTCCTGGTCGTGTATTCTATGTTTCAACTGACCAAGATGGTAACTTCCGTGTTGGTAAGTACTTCCGTGTTAACCAGGCAACTGGTTCTGCAACATTGAATGCTAGTGCGTTCGATCTATCTGGTCTAACTTCATTGAGATTGGGTTCAATTGGTGCTCAGTTGGGTGCTTCAATTGATGAGTTCTCTGTTGATGGAACACTATCACAAAATAGTAATAGTAAGGTTCCAACTCAGGCAGCAGTTAGAACATTCGTTGGTGTACAAACTTCTGGAGCATTGGCAGACGCAGTGAGTCGTGCTGATGCTGGAATTGCTACTGCTAAATTCCAATCAGATGTTAACACATTCTTCATGGCTGCAAACAGCTAATGATAATATCTTTATAAATACAAGAAAAGGAACATCTTAAAAAATGGCATCTGGAATTTTGGGGCAAGCTGCTCCCTCTGCTAGTACTGATACTTCTGTTTACACAGTTCCTGCGTCAACTCTTTCTGTTGTTAATATAAACGTTCTTAATCGTTCAGGTGCTAATCCTGTTGATGTAAGAATCGCCCTAGCAGCGGCTGGTACTCCAACATCTTCGGAGTATATTGAGTATGATGTCACGGTTCCTGCTAAGGGAGTTGTTGAAAGGACTGGTATAGCATTACAAGCTGGTAAAATAGTTGTAGTACAATGCTCAACAGGCGATACTACAGTCAATGTTTACGGTTTAGAACAATCAGTATAAGGGGAATAATAATGAGTACAACATCACAAACGTTGAGGAGGATTTAACCTAATGGCAATTGATGTCTTAACGTATAATGCCTTACAAGAGGTAAATCAAGAATTAAAAACTGAGCTAGCTGACTTAACAGCACAAGTTGCTGCTGTTAGTGGCGGTGGCGGTGGAGGTGGTGCAAACGCAACAGCAATCGACGTTGTTGAACACTCTTCAATGCTTCAAGCTAACCAGTGGTGTAGAATACCAACCGAACCTGCAGAAGGAGGTAACTTCACTAGTGGAGTTATGGTTTGTGATGCTACTGGATACTGGAGATGTAATTGTAACTGTACTTGGACTGTTCCTTCTGGAACAACTTGTGCTAGATTCCAATTATGGGGACCTGGTGGTGGATCTAGTGAAGCAAGATGTTGTACTTTCTCACCAATAGGTAGTACTGGAGCATACGCTTCTGTTATTATGCCTGTTAGTGCTGGTGAAAGTTATACTCTTTGTGCTGGTTGTGCTTATTGCTGCTATTCTGGTAGTGATGGATATAATCAATCTCAAGGAAGTCCATCTTATATTCAAGGACCAAATATATCCAATCTTTGTGCTGAAGGTGGATGGAGTTCATGTGTTTATAAGCAAATCCAAGATAGAAACGATCAAGTATTCTCTATTAAATGTAACTATTGCTACAATAATTTCTTAGGTGGATGTATTTGTAGAAGTGGTGCTTGGGTATGTCATGAATGGTCTACTCCTGGTGACGGATATCCTGAAGGTATGTTTGATAATTCATATATGCCTTGGTTGTCTTGTCAGATTAAGGCATACGGAGAAATTACAGGTGGAGAACTTTGGAAGATTCGTGGTCAGCATTCTTACATGGCATATGACTATGCTTTCCCAATGAGATATTGGGCAGCAACAGTTTATGGATTCCCAAATTGCTGTCAAGGTGAAGGATCCAATGGATGTTGGGTTTGTGATAACTGTGGTGGATATTGCCAGAGTGCTTGGCAAACAAGTTCAAGAAGAATACCTGGCGTTGGTGGATGGGGAACATCTAGATGTGGTGGTAACACTTGTGTCTGTGGTGATTCTGGTAGAATGGGTGCAGTTTGCGTCTCATTTAACTAATATATTATGAATATAAATAATATCAAAGAAAGTAGGTTGACCTTAAAGGATTATTAAAACAATGGCAAGAATTACACAATCATTTACCTATGCTTTGCCCACGGAACTGTATGTTTCTGGTATCTCTACTACAAAGACTGGAACCTACACTTACATAGGACCAGATCAGTTTGATGTAGAGATAGATGGTCGAGGTGAGATAGTTATGATAGATGCTAAGGCATATCCTTCTCCTGAAAGGAAGAAAACTATTAATGCTAATGAGGCTGCTCAATTGCCAGTTGCTTATTTAGCTAGAGGTCATGTTGATGAAGATGATTTTACTTGGACAGAAACCTATACAGACGAAGTTTTAGATAATGGAGATGTATATAAGGTTTTAAGTAATCCTGATTTAGAAGATGCTTATGAAAGACCAAGATGGGACGAAGCAAGTGGTAAGTGGGTTATAGAACAAACACTTAAACCTCAACAGAATAGGGGTCTTGCCGAAGCAAATAGAAGAAAGTCTTACGTAGAAACTTATTATGCACAATATGATTTTGGTACAGATATAGATGCTAAAATAGACGCATATCTTGTTGGGATAACATCATATATAAATGCCAACCCTCCATATAAAACTTGGAAGTATACTACTTTACCAACACCTCCTGCTATTCCTAAGATACCTGCTGTTGTGATGGCAGAGTTTGCAAAGGTTCCTATGCCTCATCAATTTACATTGGGTGGTGGTCCTACTCTAAACTTCCCAGATTCAAACGCTTAAGGAGGCATAATATAACATGGATGTATTAACGTATAGTGCTCTAAATGAGCAGGCTTCTCTTAAGAAGCAGGTAGCAGCTAAACAAAAAGAATTATTTGATCTCAAAGCAAATGCTGGATCTGGTGGATCTAGTGCTGCTGATGCTGAAGATGCTAGTAAAGCATGGTTATGCGGTGACGATAGTGTAGAGAGGTACTTACAGATATGTCCTGAAGATACAGCCAAATGGTCATGTATACATGCAGGATCTGGTTGGACGGGAAATCTTCAGGTATCTAATGAGGATGGTTATTATCGTTGCGGATGTAATTGTACTTGGACTGTTCCTTCTGGTGCTACTAAGGCTAGATTCCAATTATGGGGTGCTGGTGGTGGAGCAAACCATCCAAGTAGATGTTGTGGTATAACACCATTTGGAGCTACTGGTGCTTATCTATCAGTTATTATACCTGTAACATCAGGTTCTCAATATACTCTTTGTGCTGGTTGTGCATACTGTTGTTATGGATATGCTACATCAGGTTCTCCACGTAATGCTGGATGTCCAAGTTATGTACAGGGACCAGGATTATGTTACGTTTGTGCTCAAGGTGGGTCTGGTAGTCTAGGTATCTTCATGGGTGCTAGATATGGATATTGCTATAACTGTGCTCCTCCTTGCTTGAATGGTTCTGACATGAACTACTTCTCATGCCATGAAGGTGGTACTTGGTGTAGAAACAGTGGATGTACTGGTGGTTTCTGGGATTATGTTTCAGATGCTAACTATTTTGGTACTACTAATGTAGCTACTCCTACTGGTGAGAATGTAATTTATGGTCTAAGAGGAATGTTCCAGAAATGGTGCGTTCATAGTAATAACTATGGTTGCTTCTGGCATCCTCCAGTCAAGGGATATGAAACGAATGGTTCTGGTAGTCAAAACCCATGCTACAAGCAAAGTTTCGATAATGGAACTACATGTTGTGGTAAAGGATTTGATGCTTGGACTGGTGATAGATTAAGACTTCATGGTGCTGGTGGATATATGTCGGTTGCTATGGGTGGTTGTCAATCCCATTGTGGATCTGCTGGTAAGTACGGTATGGTCTGTGTTCAGTGGCAGTAAACTAAAATTAACTTTTTATTTCAAAAATGGTGGGAAAAAATTCCCGCCATTTTTTTTGTCTGTAGGGTTGATAGGTAGTATAATCATTACCTAACATTATTTTTATGGTTGACTATATAAGTTAACAATGATATAATATTAAACATTGAGGTTTGACTTGAATGAATAAAGCATTTTTCATTAATGGTGGAGCAGGGCGTGTGCTTTGTTCTATGCCAGCATTAGAGAAGTACGCAGAGAAAAATGACGATTTTATAATCGTTGCTGAGTCTTGGGGAGAATTATATCTTGCCAATAAAAAATTAAGAGATAAGGTATATCAGGCAATGCATAAAGGATTGTTTGAGAATCATTTAAAAGATAGGAAGATTATATCACCAGAACCTTATAGGGTTAATCAATATTTTAATCAGAAGTGTAATTTAATACAGGCATTTGATATTGAGATTAATGAACTTGATGATGTAAGAGAAAGTGGAAAGATAAATTTAGAACTTAGTAAGGAGGAGCAAATACTTGGATATAATATTGTAGGTGAAGTAAAGGAAACTTTAAAGAAGAATAAGGTTGTAGTATTTCAACCTTTTGGACAATCCTGCAAACAGGATGGTCAATTTATTTTTGATACTAGTGGTAGAAGTTTTGAGATGGCAAATGCTCTCAAGTTAATTGAGGAACTTAAAAAGAATTACGCTGTTATATTGATGAGTGAGATACAAATTCCAGGATGGGAAGGTCTTGGAATAGCGTGTCCTAAGAATATGGATCTTAATAAATGGGCAGGAGTAATTAATGCTGCTGATTATTTTGTTGGATGTGATAGTGTAGGACAACATTTTGCTCACGCTATGAATAAACCTGCTACTGTTGTTATAGGTGCTACTTTCCCAGAGAATATATCATACCCTAACAATAAGAAGTTTACTATTATTGATAATGGTAAGGATGGTAGGAGATATAGTCCTATTAGAATGACATTGGATATATTTACTGATAGAAATAATGAAGACTTGATGGTACTAGATGATTCTGGTATTAAGAAGATTGTAAAATCAGTTAAAGATAAGATAGGAGTTAGTGTTAAATCTAATGAAACTCTTGGGTTAAAACCTGAAGCTAAAAATTCTGCTTTTGGTAAGTTTGGTAAGTCTACAGGAGTTGATAAAACACCTACAGTACCAGCACTTAAAGATTCTATGAAACCATATTCTGGTTTTAAAAAATCTAAAACACCTATAGAAGGTGGTTTTATGAAACCTTTAACCAACCCTAAACCTATGGATAAAAGTTCTAAGAAAAAACCAATAGATCAGTTATTGGATATAGAAGCTAAGGCTGTTAAGTGAGGAATTAATTATGCATGTAATAGTATCGATTAATCGTGGACACAATAGTGCTACCACTCTTATGATTGATGGCAAAATAATTTGGTATTGTGAGGAAGAGAGATTAAGTAGGAATAAGTATGATGGATCACCTCTCATGGGATTGATGAAGGTGTTTGATTATGTTGATCATATAGATGAATTGGTTATTTGTCATACTCATAGGCATGGTCCAGAATTGGATTGGACTGGAGAAGACTTGTATCAAGGATTTATTAGAAAAATATCTAGAGGTAAATGGGAACCTCATATAACTTATATTGATTCCATTCATCATGAACTCCATGCTCACCTTGGTTTTGTAAATTCAGGTTTTAAAACTGCTGCTTGTGTTATTGCTGATGGTGCTGGTAGTTTTTTAACTACTGAGGCTATTGATTCTACAATATATGAATTTGAGACTATATTTAAAGCTAAATGGCCTCTTGAATTTGAAGTAACATATAAACACCTTGGTAGTAATTGGGCTGTTGGTGTACTACCTTTGGATGAGGAAAAGAAAGTACTTGTTACTGAGTATCCAGGTATAGTAAAAATGTATGAAGCAGTTACTATGTACTGTGGATTCTCTTCTATAGAAGCTGGAAAAACAATGGGTTTATCTCCTTATGGAAAACCAAATCCAAATCTACCAGAGTTGTTTAGGGATAATTGGTCTAGTAGAGAAGTTCTGATACCTGATTATCCAAATCAATCTCGCATTAATGTTCAAAGATATCCAGAACTTATGAAGGATGTTGAGGTGTTAACGAAAGCACATGAAGAAGGAACTCCCATATGGACTCAAACTCAAAAAGATTTGGCATATCTATGCCAGAAAGAATCTGAAGAACAGTTGATTCGATTAATTAGAAAGGCACATGAAGATACTGGTGAGAAGAATATTGTTGTCTCTGGTGGGTATGGTTTAAATTGTGTTGCTAACTATAAGTATTGGAAAGAGTTTCCTGACTTGAACATATATGTTGAACCTATTTCTCATGATGGTGGAACATCTATGGGTGGTGCTTTATATGTTTGGCACAACTTACAGGAAACAAAAGAACCAGTTGGTAGAAGAGAATCAATATACTATGGTCCACAATATAATCCTGATACTTACTTAGATGATATAGATGATGATGTTGAAGTTTCTGATACTTCTTACCAAGAAGTTGCAGAATTAATTCGTGATGAGAATATTGTAACTATATTCCAAGGAAGATCTGAAGGTGGTCCTAGAGCACTTGGTAATAGATCAATACTTTTTGATCCTACTATCAAGGATGGAAAGGATATTGTTAATAGTGTAAAGAGAAGAGAGTTCTTTAGACCATTTGCTTGTTCTATTAAAGAAGAGAAGGTTCATGAATGGTTTGATCTTCAGGGTAGAGATAAGACTCCTCACATGATGTATGCTGTTGATTGTTTACCTGGTGTAGAAGAAAAGATTCCTTCAGTGATTCATGTAGATGGTACATGTAGGATTCAAACTTTAACTAAAGATGATAATCAACATTATTATAATCTTATAGATGCTTTTGAAAAGTTATCTGGTGTTCCAATATTGTTTAATACTTCTTTTAATCTTGGTGGAGAACCATTAGTTGAAAATATTGAAGATGCAATAGCAACATTAAAGACTAGTAAGATTGAATATATGTATCTTCCAGAGATACAAAAACTAGTTAAAGTATCAAATGAATGATATTAATATTGTTTGGTGCAACGGCACATTCGATATTCTTCATCCAGGTCACATAGAATTATTCAAGGTTGCTAGATCTCTAGGGAACAAAGTAATAGTTGCTACAGACACGGATGAAAAGATTCGTACTGATAAAGGAGAGCATCGTCCTATAAACGATCTTTGTTATAGGGTTGCTATGCTTGAGGCAATCAAGTATATTGATGTTGTCCATACCTTTGGTAGTAGGAAAGAGTTAGAAGATCTAATTGAACTATATCAACCTGATATATTATTACTTGGTGATGATTGGAGGGATGGTGATGTAGTTGGTTGGGAACACGCTGGTGAGGTAAGACATCTTCCTAGAGTGGGAGGATATGCCAGCAGTAATGTCATCAAAAAGATTAATGAAAGTACTGTTACTGGGTGATAGTTGTGAGGATGAGTACATCTATGGTAGATGTACTAGGTTAAGTCCAGAAGCACCAGTACCTGTCTTAGATTACGCTAAGATACAAACTAAGCCTGGTATGGCAGCTAATGTTTGTTTGAATCTTCAATCATTTAATATGGAGATTACATTCTTAACTAATCCTGAGAAGATAGTAAAGACTAGATTTATTGATGAGAAATCAAATCAACATATTCTTAGAGTTGATAATGAGGAGAGGGTAAAACCTTTACTAGTACCAGTATCTACAAATAGTTTTGATGCTATTGTTATATCAGATTATAATAAAGGATATCTATCTACAGAAAAAATATTTGATATTGTGGAGAGTGCATCTTGTCCCGTGTTTATTGATAGTAAGAAGTCTATACTTCCTAACAAACCTAATTGCTTTATCAAGATAAATGATGTAGAATATGAGAAGTTAGATGATTATAGAATAGATAATTTAATAGTAACAAAGGGATCTCAGGGATGTATTTACAATAATACATTGTATCCAGCAGAGAAAGTCAATGTATATGACGTAGTTGGTGCTGGAGATACTTTTCTTGCTGGTTTAGTATATGGTTATCTAACATATAATGATATAGAACAAGCATTAATGTTAGGTAACAGAGCAGCAGCAGTTGCTGTTCAGCAATTAGGAACTTACGTTTTACAACAGGAGGACATTCATGAGATACTGTATAGACATTGATGGTACTATTTGTACACCAACTGTTGGTAGGGATTACCATAAAGCAGAACCGTGGAAAGATAGAATCGAAGTACTAAATAAACTTTACGATGAAGGTCATTATATAATTTACTTTACTGCTAGAGCGATGGGTAGGTTCTCGGAAGAACCACATTCTATTGCTTCTGTAAAAGCAGAGGGAGTTTTATTTGATCTTACAAGAGATCAATTAGATGAATGGGGAGTTAAATATCACGAATTGATTATGGGTAAACCACATGCTGATTATTTTATAGATGATAAGGGGTGGCAGTGTGATTCATTCTTTGAAAGTCATGGTGTTTAATGAGTTATTTTTATAAAGATTTTAATTACATAACCCCAACAGAACCACATGGAATTTGGTTTCTTCATTTGAAGGATATGATTCATGAACAGGTATTACAATCCATAGAGAAATCTATTGAGGATAAAGAGTTGGAAGATGCTTTAGTTGAGTCTTGGGCATCTAGACCAGATTTACCATCAGTAGACGCATCAAAAGGTAGTATAAGAACAACTAAAATATATGCTTTAACTGACGAGGAAGATAAAGAATTATTGATGCCAGTTTATGATAATATATCAAGGACTGTTAGGAATATTAATACTGATGTTTGGAATTATTCAATCGATAGTTGGGAACCTCTTCAGTATTGTGAGTATCTTGCAGAAGATAGTGGGCATTTTGATTGGCATATAGATCCTCCTGCTAGATCACCACAACATATTCAAAGAAAGTTATCATTTTCTATAGGATTATCTGATTATGATGATTATGAGGGTGGTGACTTACAATTTAGATATGGTATGCAAGATAGTTATATTAAATTAGGTAGAGGTGAAATCGTTATATTCCCATCATTTATTCTACATAGAGTTACACCTGTTACTAAAGGTAAACGTAGAGTTATAGTTGGTTGGGCTTTAGGTCCTAATTTTGTATGAATAATCAGGATATAAAATTTGTTCCCAAGGGATGGGGTTATGAGAAGTGGATATGTAACACTTCTGAATATTGTGGCAAGCTTTTATTCTTTGCTAAAGGTAAGAGATGTTCTTGGCACTATCATCTTTTAAAGGATGAAACTTTTTTCTTACAGTCGGGTAAGATACATCTCTTCTATGGTTTTGATAATGATATAGGATTGTCTGAGAGTATAGTTTTAGAACCAGGTGATAAGTTTCATATTGAAAGGAAGATGAGGCATCAGATGGTTGCTCTTGAAGATTCTGAATTATTTGAGTTCTCTACACAACATTTTGATTTGGATTCACATAGAGTCTTCAGGGGGGATTGATGTATCAAAGGATATATTAAATGCTACAGTTACTCTAGGGTTATCTGTTTTATGAATAGTTACACCATGTAATGCATATGATGGAAATAATAAAATCTTTCCTCTTTCGGCATTAATATAAAGTCTATCGTCTGGAAATACCTTTAAGTCTCTCCACTCTTTAGGAATTTCTGAACTATGTCTATTATAAAAGAAAAATCTACCATCACCTTCCTGTTCATCAGTTAAGAAAACAACGCCCGATAAATGTAGTGGTGTGTGATCGTGAATTTCTTGAAAGCATCCTTGTTTATAATTATTTCTCCAGATCTCACTCAGATATATTCCTAGTCTATATGGATCAAAATTTCTATGAGTTTCTCCTAAGTCTTCAAAGAATATATCTAAAGTTGGTTTGAATAAGTTAATATATTTTTGATCTACAGATAACCTTTCCAATTCTACTTTACATCCTTCTTGCCATTGAAAGTGTTGGTTTTCATCTGGTAATGCGTTTTCAAGTTCATATACTAACTCCTCTTTATTTTCTGGAATTATTTCAGTATAAAAGTTGTGTGGGAATATAGATTTTATCATATTAAGTTAAGATACTGTGCTACGTTTACGAACTGATAGTCCCATACCTTCTCTGCTATAGTTAGGTATTGATACTTTCCTTTTAGATGTTCTGGGAATGGAATGTATTCTATTTCTCCTTTATATTTTGCTGCTATTAATTCACCAACAGTTTTGAAACTAACTGGACTACTGGTTCCAAGATCATAGATCCCAGATGGTTTGTCATTATTAAGAACGACTTCTACTATATCTCCAACCCAAATAAAATCTCTTAGATATTTACCTGAACCTTCAAACAGTTTTAGTTTACCTGTCTCTTTTATCTGTTGTGTAAACTTATGTACTGGACTTGCTTGATCTCCTTTTTTATCTTCTCCTTCTCCATATACATTAAAGTATCTGAAACTCTGGATAGATGAGAACTTATCTAGGTTGTCTTGTATATAATAATCTATTTGTAGTTTAGTTATAGCATAATAATTTAATGGACTTATTTTATTAGGTGTGGTTGCCCATAAACTTTTTCTTGTGTTGCCATATACTGATGCAGAAGAGGCAAACTTAACATCTATTTGATGCTCTATTGCCCTCTCAAACAGTTCTATAGTGAACCAAACATTAGTTCTATGGAGTTTATCTATATCTGTTTCTGTCGTGTCTGAGATCGCTCCTTGGTGTAGTATAAGGGATACCTTATCCCATTCTTTAAAGTATGCTATCCAATCCCAACAATCTTGCTCATCAACCGTAACGATTTCTTCATCAGAATGTTCTATCAGATACTTGATAAAGTTCTGACCTATGAATCCTTTTGATCCTGTTAATATAATCATAGATAAATACTTAAAATTATTGTGTGTTTAAATGGCATTTGGACTGTTAAACAGCATTATACCATCAGTTGGACAACCTTTATCATTATATACAGGAACCTCTGATAAATTAACCGTTGGTAAGGTATCTATAGCTAGTAAGAATGCTACTCCTGCTCGTATTCAACTTGCATATGAGGATGGATCCTCATTAAGATATTTTGAATATAATAAGAAGATTAAATATGGAGAGACTTATGAGACTCAGAATATCCATGTGGGTGCTGGACAAAAATTAATAGTTAGATCAGATCAGACTGATATTAATTTCTTATTTTATGGTCAGACTATTAGTGATGCATTACATCCAGTTAGGTCTGGTGTTCTTAGTCATATTATAACAACAGATAAACAAAAGAAATCTATATTTACTGCTCCTGCAGGGTCACAGGTCAATGCTACTCTTAGTGTATGTAACATGGGTGTTGAGGCATCTGTTGCTACAATAGGAATTTCTGACGGAACCTTAGAAACTTTTGATAGCACTGAATATGTTGAATATAATATAAGAATTGAGCCAGGACAAACATATACTAGAACAGATATAAAAATAAAAGAAGGACAAACTATTGTTGGATTCTCTAATAGGAACTCAAAGATTAGTTTTGTATGTCATGGTCAGCTATTCTATGCTGTAAGTGGACTTCTTGATAGTGATGATAAAATGATTCTGGGTCATGCCAGAATAGAAGGTAATCTTGGTATAGGTATAACAGCAGCATCTAAATTCCATGTTTTAGGATCATCAATTATAACTGGTGATTTAACATTGGGTGGTAGTTTAGTTGGTGGTAGTGATTTTACTGTTAAGAATCAAAATACTAAACTACTTTCAGATACTGTTAGGATAAAGGATCAACAGATTGAGTTGGGTTATCTTCAACCAACTACAGTTAACGCAACTATTACTGCAGGAACTAATGTAATATCTGATTTACAAGATACTGCTAATTTTATGGTGGGTAGTGTGATTACTCTACCAGATCCTCAAAATGTTGTTACAGTTGGTGGTGCTCCTGTAACTGTTACTAGTGTTCAACCAACTACATTAACTATAACTCCTGCTTTTATAGGGAGTGGTACTGACAATGTTCAGATACAAACTACTGGACCTAATGATGATACTGCTAATCAAGGTGGTATATCAGTTCTAGGAACTTTAAATAAAAGTATATTGTGGGATAAGGATACTAATAAGTGGCAGTTTAGTACTGGAATAAACGTACCTACAGGACAGGACTACAAGATTGATAACATCGTTGTTCTTGATAATGATCAAGTCTTAGGGTATGGTATTACAACAGGACATCCTAATACATATTCGTATAGTGGTCTTGGCACATCTCGTTTAATGACAGAGCAAGCTATTAATTTATTGGTATCTGCTAGACAAAAGCAAGAAGTTGCGATGTCAGCATATTTCATGTCTCAAAGCTTTGGTGCTGGTTGATAAGTGGTATAATAAACTACTAAATAATTTTTTAAAACTAATATCGAAAATGAATTTTACGATTTATAGTAAAGAAGGTTGTCCATATTGTGAGAAAGTAAAAGAAGTAATGTCGTTGACAAAACTAAGCCATGTGGTGTATAATTTAGATAATGATTTTACAAGAGATGATTTTTATGCCGAGTTTGGTCAAGGATCAACATTTCCTCAAGTAGTCTGCGATGACACAGGAGAAAGGCAAAAAGTTGGGGGTTGCACAGAAACTGTTCAGTTCCTCAAAGAAAAGAACATCGTCTAATAAACCTATAAATAAGCCAGATTATGATATTAATCGTGGTTTTGAATTCATCTTAACGGGAGGTAAAAAGAAAACCAAACCATTACATATAACAACACTCACTATAGGAGGCAGACAGATGTTGGCAATAAGTTTAGTATTCGGATCTTTTCTAACATTATTATTCCTTATAGTAGGAGCCATTGGTGGTTGGGTAGCACGAGAATATTTTATGAACTATCAAGATGTTAAAGTGCATCCTGAGATGTTTGACGGTAATGGAAACCTAGTTCCAGATGAAATTGTAGCATTCAGATTTGAAAATTATGACAACGACGAAGAAGACGACGACTAAGAAAGCAGCAACAAAACCTAAGACAGTTACTGCTCAGAAGATTCCAGATCTTCCACCAAATCCTTTTGTGTTTGAGGTTCTTGATGCTGCTTCTAAAATGAGAAGCAAAGCAAAGAAGATTGAAGTTCTTAAAAGATATAAACACAATTCCATAATGGCAGTTTTCATATGGAATTTTGATGAAAGTGTTATCTCTCTTTTACCTAAAGGTGAAGTTCCTTATGGTAATAATATAGAGGATGAAACCCAAACAGGAACTTTATCTGAGAAGATAAATGATGCGGTGAATAAGATGGGAGAACTTAGAACAACTTCTTTAGGATCTCAAGATCAAGGTCAGGCAAGTATTAGAAAGGAATTTAGAAAGTTCTATAATTTCTTAAAGGGTGGTAATGATAGTTTAAGTGGTCTTCGTAGGGAGACAATGTTTATCAATATTCTTACAGGACTGCATCCATTGGAGGCAGAGATTCTTATTCTTACTAAAGATAAAAAACTTACTGATAAGTATAAGATCACAAAGGATATTGTATCAGAAGCTTATCCAGAAATTACATGGGGTGGTAGATCATGACAGCACCACTAGGCAATCGTCCAGCGAAAGAAGCAGAAGCACCAGAAAAGGAGGAACAGAAACTTGATCCTAAACCAAAAGTTAAATTTGATCCTTGGAGCAAAGAGGAGAAAGAATCTTCTAAGCAGAAGTATGCTTGCGAGATCTTAGTATCTAATGGTAGTTTATCTGATGTTCATACTACACAAGCACCTAATGATGCTTGGGTGGTGACATACTATGTCAATACAAAAAAGATTTTAGATTTAACTAGAGGTACGAAGACTAAACTCTTTGATATGTACTATGATAAGTTTAAAAGTGGATTGGAGAGTATAGAATATGGTAGTGGAACTGTTAGTCCTAAGTTGTGGGGATATCAGACAAAGACTGCTAAAAAGAAAAGAAGGAAGTGAATTGTTTTGATTTATTCCCAACCAAAATATGGATGGGAAGATTAGATTTAGATTTTGTTGATACGTTATCCAAATTAGGTAAAAAAACTGAAAGTGGAGGAACTATTCTTTATGGTTCTGATGGAAGTCCTATAACCCATCAACAATCTACAAGTACAAATGATGTATCAGATTTAATTGCTGCCATTAAAGATAACATACCCAAACGGGAAGGGTATAATCCTGGTGAGTTGTATGTTCATTATTGGGTTAATGCTAATATGCCAGGTGATTACAACAAAAGGCATAGTCATACAGATGCTACAATACTTTTTTCTGGTGTTTGTTATCTTAAAGTACCAAAAGATTCTGGACGTATTGTATTCTATGATCCTAGAGGTTCAGTAGTTAATCCTATATCAGCAGACTCTAAATTTGTTGAATATGATTCTGAAATAACTATTACTCCAGAAGAAGGTATGATACTTTATTTTCCTTCATGGTTAGAACATGAGGTTGAAAAGAATGTAGCGATTGCAGATCAATATCCCGAAAGAATATCTGTAGCATTTAATATTGTCAGTAAAGAAGAATTGGACAGATATAATAACATGCAAGATCTTTTTAATAAAAATGCGATTGCTACGAAAAGTAATGGTAATACTGAGTTTTTTGCCAAATAAATAATTTCAAAGGTCAAGATAATTATGGATCGTATTGATCTATTTCCAACTACTTTATGGATGGGTCATTTGGGTTTTGATGCCTCAATGATTTTAGAGAATGTAATTGAGTGGAAAGGTGGAACAATCCTTCAGGATAATATATCCAAGGAAGAAGGTAAAGGTAATGATTTTTCATGTGATGATTTATTCAAAGCAATAAAAAATAATATGCCCGTACCAGAAGGTATGGATTTGCCCGAAACATATATTCAATACTGGGTTAATTATAATAGACCAGGTGATGTTAATCGCAAACATCATCATACTGATTGTACAGTTCTTTCTTCTGGTGTTTATTACCTTAAGGTTCCAGAAAATTCTGGACGTTTTTTAGTTCATGATCCTAGAGGACGTACAATAGAATCAATGGCAGACTCTAAGTTTTATGGAGTGTATTCTGAATTAGGTATTACACCAGAAGAAGATATGATATTTTATTTTCCATCATGGTTGGAACATGAGGTTGAAAAGAATGAGAGTGATGAAATAAGGGTATCAATAGCATTTAATATTCTTAGTAAGGAAGAAGTTGAAAGGTATAAAGATATTGAAAATCTTTGTAGTAACAATGCAGTTGCCACCAGAATGGATGGTAGGACAGAAGTTTTTATATCCTAAACGAAATTCGACTTTTAATTCCAAAATATCCCGACAAAAAATCGGGGTATTTTTTTGCTCTGTGAGGATTTTGTAACAAATGATTAAGTATTTGACTATATAGAGTACATGTGTTATTATTAACACAATCGTTCAACCTGATACATTCAGGTCGCAAGTAAGCCGACTCGGAACGGATCGTTCATCTCATGGACATACTACTCGCTACTATTTTAACTTGTGAAGAGGCGAAGGGGATTATCACTAAGATATCACCTTCGACTGAATATAGAACCGAATTGGTTCAAATGGTAAGAGGTAGCACTCAAGGATGTTTATGGGACGCAGAAGTTGACTAAAGGAACGGATTAAAACCCCTACTACTTTGGAGAAACCAAATGGCAAAAGTCACTTATCGTGGTGTCACATACGACACTGAGCATCGTCCTAATCAGGCAACAAAACCAGCAGAACATCAAGAATCTTACCGTGGTGTAAAATTCCTTGTTGATGCTGAAGGACACAAACGTGTTCTTGTTGCTTAATTCTAGGAATAGCTAAGAAGAGAAGGAGGGGGTTGTACCCCCTCTTTTTTTATGTTATAATATTCACAGATTAATTCTTACAAATGAGTAAACGAGGAAGAGAACTTGTCAGAACACTTGAAAAGGTTATTAAGCAAGAACACCTTTATACTGATGAGGAATTAAGAGACTTAAAAAATCAATTGAAAGTACTTAAAGAAGAACTTGCTAATATTGATAATGCACTATCAAAAGGATTTGGTAAATGAATGTTAAATTTGTAAGTATCACTCCCGATGCTGAGAAGATGATGGCATATATCGCTAGGGTATCAAATCCTTCAAACCAGCAAAATGAGAATTATTCGGGGTTATTAAAGTATTGTATTAAACATAATCATTGGAGTGTATTTGAACAGTCTTCTATGACTCTTGAAATAGAGACTACGAGGGGGTTAGCGGCCCAAATTTTGAGGCATAGGAGCTTCACATTTCAGGAGTTTTCTCAGAGATATGCTGATACAAAACTCTTAGATACTGAGATTCCTGTACCAGATCTTCGTAGTCAGGATACAAAAAACCGACAGAATAGTAACGATGATATTCCACAGGAGAAAAAAGAGGAGTATCAGGCACTAATCGCAAGACATTTTGAGGATTCTATGAATCTCTA